AGACTACGGCAAAGGCAAGACACCTGGGCATTTCTGTGTACTACCACAAAGATCAATAGTAGATCCACGATTCAAAGACCACCCATCTGTATTCAGAGTATTAGCAGCACTTGGTAATTACACATCAAGACAAGGAGTTTGCTGGCCCAATCAATCCACCATAGCTAGAGACCTACACTTATGTCAATCAACTGTATCTAGACATATCAAGCGACTGATCCAATGGGATTACATAAGATACGCCAAGAAACATCCAGGACTCAAAGGTAACAAATACTTCATGGTGTTTGACCCTGAGATTGTAGAGGCAGATGCAGCAGCAATAGCTACGGTACAAGACAGATCATTCCAAGAAAAGCCAGAGATTCCTACTGGCCCACTCAATGATTCAAAAGCAAAGGTAGGGAAGACACCAACCAAACAGAGTAATAAACCTATTGTGAATAAGGAAGTTATGCACCCTAATGCATATTCAGATATGCGCCCAGAGTACATACATAACAACATAACTAACAATGATATATATACTATAGGAAAGAATGTCTTGAATAAGTTCGTACGAATGTCTGAAGAGATATACGGACAGGTACGAGCATATGATGAAAAACATATAAAAATTGTTGCAGGCTGGTTAGAGCAAGGACTTGACCCAGAGTATGCTGTGAGACGTATGAAGCATGTGATGCTGTGGAGGCGTAACAATAACCTAGACAGCCCTAAGTCAGTAGTCTTCTTCAAGGATGCTTTGTTCAAACAAGAGAAGAACGACAAAGGACAAAGAGCAGAGGCTATGCTTAAAAAGCTAGGCAGGGGACTCAAGCGTATAAAGCGCTAAGGTTCGTATGCAGTTTATACACGCCTGGGGATTGCGGAAATACTTATTTTAAAAAAGACACCCCCTTCCCCTCCCCCTGCGGTATATATATAGGGGCCTTTTACACAATTTTTTAGTCATTTTTTCATAAAATGGTATACTAGGGTCAGGAAATAAACTAAGAGGTATAAAACATGGCGGGTCCAAAATTTAGTAACAGGCAATTTAGAATCATGAAAGATGTGAATATTGCTAAAGGAACTGAGCTAGTAATCGAAATATGGCCTGGTTCAGATTGGAATAAAGAAAAGAATATAGCTGTTCCTGTTCCAGGAGCATCAGACATAAAACTTTACAATAGATCAGAAGAAGCGCAGTACAATAAAGGCGATCAGATAGCTTTTATGAGAGTATTCAACAACAGCGAGAATCCTTTTGAATGAAGAAAACTACAGCTAAGAAGAAGATAACCAAGCCTCCGTTAGACAGATTTGGCGGAGTAAGGGTTGTCCAGCGTAGGATTCAGAAGTCTGAAATCATAGAACAGAATAAAGATGGAGTAGCCCAAGAGCTTTTAGATGTGGCTAGGGCCAAAATTACAGACATTGTGCATTGGACAGAACTAGGGACAATGACCGTAAAAGATCCGAAAGATATTCCAGAAGCAGCAATTAAGGCTATAAAAAAAATAAAATTGGTGCAAACATCGGCGGGGCCACAAATGGAAGTAGAACTTCATGACAAGGTAGCTGTACTTAGAATATTAGCCAAAGCATCAGGATTATTAGAACAACAAGAAGATATGGACAAACCAAGTGTTGTCGGTATTGTAATGCAGGGGCCAGATGGCAGAGAATTGGACGAGAAAGCTGACAGCTGAAGAAAGGGCTAGAGCGATAAAATTGATTCTAAAAAATAGGATACCCGATAAAGATGGGGCGAGGGTGACAGGGTTACCATTACAAAAGTATAAAAGACTGGTTTCAGGACAATGTACAATGGACAGGAGCAGTATTGATTCTTTTTTTGAGACATTAGAAAATTATGAGTGATGCAATAACCAATTTAAAACTTAATTTTACTCAATCACCTATGGTTTGGAAATTTTTACAAGACAAATCTTTTGTAAGAGGTCTTATGGGGCCTGTGGGATCTGGCAAGTCTTATGCTTGTGCAGCTGAGATCATGCTCAAAGCGGTATCCCAAGTAGCGAGTCCTAGAGACGGTATAAAATATAGCAGGTTTGTTGTGGTTAGAAACTCATATCCAGAGCTTAGAACAACAACTATTAAGACTTGGCAAGAATTATTCCCAGAAAACATCTGGGGAGCCTTCAGGTGGTCACCTCCTCTAACGCATCACATTAAACTACCATCAAGAGACGGAGCGCCTGGGATTGATTGCGAGGTTATATTTTTAGCCCTAGATCAGCCAAAAGACGTTAGAAAACTTTTATCAATGGAATTGACTGGTGCATGGGTAAACGAGGCTAGAGAGCTTCCTAAGGCCGTTATAGACGGTTTGACGCATAGGGTAGGAAGATATCCCACACTATCTGATGGAGGGGCAACGCCGTGGCGTGGAATCATTATGGACACAAACCCTATGGATGACGATCATTGGTGGTACCGTTTAGCAGAAAAAGAAAAGATGCAAGGCCGTTATGCTTGGAAATTTTTCAAGCAACCTGGCGCTGTTGAAGAATATCAAAAAGGCGATTTACCAGAAAATCCAGAAGCAAACGGGTTTGTTTTTAGCGCCAATAAGTGGTGGATGGTTAACCCTACAACAGAAAACAGAGTCAATCTTCCGAGTGGCTACTATGAACAAACGTTGCTTGGTAAAAATATTGATTGGATACGCTGTTATGCTCAAGGCCTGTACACCTATGTACAAGAAGGGAAACCAGTAATTCACGAATATGATGATAATATAATGGCACAAGACAACTTAGAACCAGATCCTCAGTACCCTATACAAGTCGGGGTTGACTTCGGGTTAACCCCAGCGGCCGTGTTCGGCCAACGACTATCTGATGGAAGATGGGTTGTATACGATGAATTAGTAACTTTTGATATGGGGCTAGAAAGGTTTGGCACATTGCTAAAAGGCGAGCTTGCACAAAAGTTTCCCAAATACGATGTATTGATATGGGGTGATCCAGCTGGGCAAAAACGTGATGAAATATACGAAGTAACAGCATTTGACCATTTAAGATCTATTGGTCTATCCGCTAGGCCAACAGCAACAAATGATTTTAGAGTAAGGAGAGAAGCTGGTGCTATGCCAATGAATAGGCTTATTAAGGGCAAACCAGGACTTTTTGTAGACAAAAAATGCAAAAGACTTAGAAAATCATTAGCTGGCGGGTATCATTTTAGAAGAATACAAATATCTGGAGGTGAAAGGTACAAGGATAGTCCTAACAAAAACGAACACTCTCACATTGGTGACGCTTTTATGTACTTAATGCTTGGAGGCGGTGAACATAAAGCTTTAACGAGGGGCCATAATCCTAAGTTTAAACAATCTGTTGCCAATACAGACTTCGATATTTTTGCATGAATCTTGACAAACTAGAAACTGTTCTAGGTATAAATAAAGTAAAAGGGTTAACAGCTGTCAACTTTGAAGGGTTTTTTCTTAACATGATGAAGCTCGGCGAAATGGACAAGCGAAGTTTAGAGAGCATTCCTAACTATAGAGAATATTTAGAGTGTGCAAGAAATCAAGGCGTAGCTTACTGTATTTTAGATAACGGGCAGCCCATTGTTTGTTTTGGTGTTGTAGAACAATGGCCTCATGTAGCTGAGTGTTGGTTACTACCAGATGTAAATAAAATAAAGCAATGGAGGATTCCTTTTCACAAAGGATCTTTGAACTTCATGGAAGAAATAGCAAAAGATATGGATTTACATAGAATACATGTAACTGTAGATGCACAAAACATTATTGCTCTCAAGTGGATAAAAGCTATGAAATTTGAAAAAGAAGGTTTTTTAAAAAGGTATACATACGATAAAAAAGATATGATAATGTATAGTAGAATATTTGCGAGGTAATATGTCGGGACTTTTTAAAACGCCGAAATACAATCCGCCCCCTCAAGTGGCGGCAACTGATGCTGCTCTTGATGAAAGAGAAAGAAAAGCTGACGATAAAGAAAAAAAAGAATTAAGGAAAACTTCGGCAAGCTCTAGGGCAAGAAGAAAAAACGCTAGACTTTTATACTCACAAGACAGACAAGCTCCAGCACTTGGAGTAGGAACAGATTTGGCTGGAGATACGTCAGTCAGAAATCCATATGATGACCAGAGGAGGATAAGCTAATGGGAGGCTCAGTAACAAAAATTATTAAGAAGGCTGTAAACGTACCAATTAGAACAATTCGTGGACTATCGGGAGGCGACACACCTCGTAGATCAGCAGAGACTAGATCAGAAATTGCATCCAAAACAGATGCTCCTAAAAAAACAGAAGCAGATAGAAAAACTGTTTCTAGAAACTTAACTAAGCGTAGGCGATCAACTAGAATGGCAGGAAAATCTTTAATAGGAGGTAGCGCAAATATTGCTGCATCTGGATCTAATTATTCTCCTATAAGAAACCCTAGAGACACAAACAGTAAACTTGGATAGATCATGGATCATCATGAACAAGAATATATCCGCAATCCAAGGCACAGAAAAAAACAAACATGATTAGAAGAAGAAAAGTAAAAAAAGGTTTGTATTATAATATTAACCAAAGAAAAAAAGAAGGAACAAGTAGGACTAAAAAAGAATCTACGATTTCAGATAAGGCTTATGCCAACATGAAAGCAGGTTTCCCAAAAAAGAAAAAAGCTTAGATAGGATAAAAAATGCCAGGCACTCACTACAAATTTAAAATGAAAAAAAAGAAAAAAGCCAAAAAATATAAGTAATGGTTGCTAAAAAATTTCAAAACCCTGGCGGAGGATTAAATGAAGCTGGCAGGAATCATTTCAAAAAAACCGAAGGATCTAATTTAAAATCTCCCGTAAAAACAGGAACTAACCCCAGAAGAGTTTCTTTTGCTGCAAGGTTTGGAGGCATGGCAGGATCAGAGAAAACTAGTAAAGGCGAACCTACTAGGCTATCATTAGCATTGAAAGCATGGGGATTTAGAAGCAAACAAAGCGCTAGAAATTTTGCAAATAGGCATAAAAAGACATGAAACAGCTTACTCCTAGACAAGTTTTAGATAGATCGAAAAAAGCTTTTGCTAAAAAAGATCTTTGGAGAAACATATACGAGGACTGTTATAGATACGCCCTCCCCCAGAGAAACTTATATGAAGGCGGTTACGAAGGAAATGCGCCTGGCCAAGACAAGATGAACAATGTGTTCGATTCTACAGCAATTCACTCCACACAAAGATTTGCCAACAGAATACAGTCAGGCCTTTTCCCGCCAGTAAAAAAATGGTGTAGACTTGAGCCAGGTAACGATATTCCAGAAAAATTCAAAACACAAACTCAGCAGGCGCTTGATTTATATAGCGACAAAATGTTTAGTATTTTGAGACAGAGTAATTTCGATTTAGCTATGGGTGAGTTTTTATTAGACCTATCTGTTGGTACAGCGGCTATTTTGATACAACCAGGAGATGACACAACTCCAATAAGGTTTACACCTGTTCCCCAATATCTTTTAGCACTAGAAGAGGGGCCGTATGGAACTGTTGATAACGTATACAGAAAATATAAAGTAAGAGCAGAAGCAATAACAAGAACTTTTCCAGATGCTAAAATACCAAGCACAATACAAAGAATTATAGAAGACAAGCCGTCTGAAATGGTTGAGCTTCTCGAATCTGTCATTATTGATACAGACAGAGGCGATTACTGTTATCACATTATTTATGAAAAAACGTCAGAAGAATTAGTTTTTAGAAGAATGAGGCAGTCTCCTTGGGTTGTTGCAAGGTATATGAAATTACCAGGCGAAGTTTTTGGTCGAGGCCCCCTTGTCTCTGCGTTACCAGACATAAGAACTCTCAACAAAACCTTGGAGCTGTTGCTTAAAAATGCATCTATCGCTTGCGCTGGGGTTTATACCGCAGCAGATGATGGAGTAATTAACCCATCTAACATTAGAATATCGCCAGGTTCTATTATACCTGTAGCAAGAAACGGTGGGCCTCAAGGCGCATCATTAGCTCCTTTGCCTAGGTCTGGAGACTTTAACGTTTCACAGATTGTTATAAATGACCTTAGAATGAATATTAAAAAAACAATGCTAGATGACACCTTGCCTCCTGACAACATGTCAGCAAGATCAGCAACAGAAATTGTAGAGAGAATGAAAGAGTTATCCCAGAACATGGGAGCTGCCTTTGGTAGATTAATTACTGAAACCATGGTTCCTATTGTAGCTAAAACACTAAGCATAATGGACGAAAAAGGTTTAATACAAATGCCACTCAAAGTGAATGGTTTACAGGTAAAAGTAACTCCTGTGTCTCCTCTTGCAAAAGCGCAAAATTTAGAAGAAGTAAACGAGGTCATGCAGTTTGTACAAATAGCGAATAGCCTTGGACCTGGCGGGGTTGCAGAATTAAAACCAGATCAAGTGGCTAGTTTTATAGCTGATAAGTTTGGAGTACCAGCATCGCTAAGAAATACTCCAGAAGAAAAAGAACAAATTGTACAGCAAGCTATGGCTACAGCAAATATAACAGGCGGGATGATGGACCAGGGTGGCCAGCCTCCTAGCCCAGACATACAACAGCCAGAAGAAGCTCTAGAACAAGAGGCTAAAGCATGACATCGGGATGGGAAGGTATCGAGGTTTTAGACTTAGAAGAAAAAAGAAAATCGAAACCAAAAGACAATCAAATAGAGTTAGATAAAGCATTTGCTAGAACATTCGACACAGAAGAGGGCAAGAAAGTTTTAAACTATTTAATGCACAAAACGCTGGAACAACCAACCTGGGTACCTGGGCTTGATAACTCATATGGCTACGCAAGAGAAGGTCAAAACAGCATTATAAGAGAAATAAACCAAAGGATAGAGAGGACGAAGTCATGAACGAAACAACCAATCAAGAACAAGTAGAAGAAAAACCAGAAGGATTATTAGCAAATGCTAATGTAGAGGCAGCTTCAGAACAACAAATAGAAGACGCTCCCGTAGAGCTTTCTCATAAAACTGAGGATAAGGAACAAATAAAAGATGAAGACAATATTATTGAATTGCCAGAAAACATAAACAACAAGTTTATTAATAAAGAAACTGGAAAAGTAGATGATCAAAAACTATCAGACTCTTACAATGAGCTACAAAAGCAATTTTCTATGGGCAAACACAAAGCTCCAAAAGAATATAATTTTAGCTTATTAGAAGATGTTGATGACTCAGACCCTTTGAAAAACTTTGTTACTGGCTGGATTAAAGAAAACAAACCTACTCAGGAAGCTGTAGACGATTTAGTAGGGACTTTTCTTGAGCTTTCTGAGCAACAAGTTTCTTCTGAAACAATAGATGAAAAAGCAGAGCTTGCAAAACTAGGCCCCAATGGACCTGATATTGTAAAAGGAACAGCTGGATGGGTTTCTGGCTTGGTAGAAAAAGGAGTATTAGGAGCTGATGACGTTAAAGAAATAGAAGTCCTAGCTGCAACAGCAGAAGGCGTTAATGTAATAACGAAACTTAGAAAGTATTATGAAGGATACGAAATACCTACAGCTCCTGTAAATACCGAAGGATTGCCAAGTAAAGAAGAATTTTATGAAATGGTTGGCTCTCCAGAATATAAAACAGATCCGAAGTATAGGGCAAAAGTGGCTAAAGTAGCTGAACGCTTATTCCCAGGTAATGCTACGGGAACGGGTGTTATCTAATTTCATTTGATTTTTTAAAACAAAAAGATTATATTTGGGGTGAAGATAACCATTCATGGCCTTCTGGCTAGTGTGAAAGTACACAATGTCAGCCTGGGCAATTCCAGATAACTGCAAGAGATATTTGTTTAACAATACAAAGGAGATATTTGTATGGCACAATCAATTACAAATGCTTTTGTTACGCTTTTTGATGCTGAAGTAAAGCAAGCTTATCAGGGTGAAAGCTCTATCTTAAACTGTGTAAGACTCAGACAAGGCGTACAAGGCAACACATATAAGTTTCCAAAACTTGGAAAAGGTAGCGCTACAAGCCGTATCCCTCAAACTGATGTAACTCCGTTGAATGTCACATATTCACAGGTTACAGCAACAATGAGTGATTATAATGCAGCTGAATATAGCGATATATTTCACCAAGCTAAGGTCAACTTTGACGAGCGCTCTGAGCTTGTGCAGGTAGTATCGAAAGCTATCGGTAGAAGAATGGATCAATTAATTTTAGATGCTCTTGATGCAGCATCATCACCATCAACTGTGGCGAAAACCGTTGTTACAACTGGTTCAGCAGCTGCTAGTAATTTAAACGTTGGTAAGCTTATTGCTGCCAAAAAATCACTAGACGCTAAAAATGTACCATTTGACGACAGACACATCATAGTACACGCTAATTCATTATCTGGTTTACTAGGTGACGAAAGAGCAGTATCTGGTGATTTTGCATCAATCAAGGCATTAGTTAGCGGAGAGATAAATACTTTCTTAGGCTTTAACTTCTATGTACTAGGAGATAGAGACGAAGGCGGGCTTCCTCTTTCATCTAGCGACAGAACATGCTTTGCTTTTCATCGCAGCTCATGCGGTATGGCAGTAAACATGAATCAAAAAACTGAGATTAATTATGTCCCTGAAAAGACATCTTTCTTAGTAAATTCAATGTTTAGTGCTGGCGCCGTTGCTATTGACGACGAAGGTATAGTAAAAATAACTTGTGAAGAATAGGAGTATTAATTATGGCATATGATGCAAAAGGCCTACAACCAATAGGCGGACAAGCAAAAGCTGGTAACGCTCCTCAAGTATGGAGTTATAAATCAACTGAAGCAAAAACAGCAATAGATGCTGCTGGATATTTTAACAGCGCATCTGATTTGCTCAAGGTTGGAGATTTAATCTACATCCATGCAAGCTCAGCTGGTACTGCTACATTTAGCTTACACCCAGTAGTAAGCAACGCTTCTGGCGTTGTCGATATTGGCGATGGTACAGCTATAAGTGCAACAGATAGTGATTAATCACTAAACGAGATTTCCCTGTGTCTATTCACTCTTGGCACAGGGAAGTTATAATGGAGGTATTATGGCAGCTGGAGACACTAATGTTACTATATGTAATCAGGCTTTATTGCTATTAGGATCTGACACAATATCTAATTTTACAGACACAGCAAATGACGCTTCTATAGTTTGTAACAACATATATGAAACTGTAAAAAAACAGTCTTTGTCAATGTATCCTTGGTCATTTTCTATTGTAAAACAAGAATTATCTAGGTCAACAACGGTTCCTGTTAACGAATGGAGCTACCAATACGATCTACCTTCTACAGCTCTAACTGGATCAGCTGTTCAAGTTTATAATTCAAGCTCTACAGGAATACTGCCTATACAAAATTATGAACTAATATATACAGATTCTGGTCCAGCTATAGCAACTAATGAAGAAAAAATTTATATAGATTACGTATCAGGCATTATTACAGAAGGTCTTATGCCTGCGTATTTTGTACAGCTTTTAGTCTACATGATGGCCTGGCATTTAGCGGAGCCTGTAACAGACCAAATAAACAAATCAGATTATTGGAGGCAAATAGCTGTTGGTAGCGCACCAGAAAACGGGAGGGGCGGATATTTTAGGCAAGCTGCTAATATTGACGGAAGAGGCAAACCTAATTACGCAATAGTAGATTTTCCACTAACAGACGTTAGATAATGACAAAAGCTGCAACAATACAGTCAAATTTTACAACAGGCGAATTAGACCCTTTATTAAAAGCACGTATTGATATAAATCAATATTACAACGCTTTAGAAGAAGCAAGAAACGTGCTTATACAACCTCAAGGCGGGGCAGAAAGAAGGCCAGGTCTGCAATTTTTATTCGAGATACCAAGCTCCACAAACCCGCAAAGCGGCATGAAATTAGTGCCTTTTGAATTTTCAACAACAGATAGTTACATGCTTTTGTTTGTAAATGAAAAAATGTTTGTATTTAAAAACAAAGTTTTGCAAACAAATATCAACAGTAGCGGTAATAACTTTTTAGATTTAAGTGGAGTGCTTGGGATAAGTGATGGAGTGACAGGTTTGTTTGGCTCTGCAAAATTAGATAAAATGGATTTTACACAATCAGCCGATACTTTAATAACCACACAAGAAGATAGACCCCCTGTAAAAATTACAAGAACAGGTGATACTGTTTGGTCGGCAGAAAAGATAGCTTTTGAGTTTACTCCTTTCCATGCATTCACATTAGGTGAAACAAACATAGATAAAACAATAACACCTTCTGCTGTAGACGGAAATATTACATTAACAGCGAGTGGGGCTATTTTTACAACAAGTCACCTTAATCAATACGTTGAAACGAATGATGGAATAGGTCGTGCAAGAATTACAAGATTTGTTTCTTCTACTGTTGTAGAAGCAATAGTCGAAATACCTTTTTTTAATACAAGTGCTTTGGCTGCTAATTCTTCATTTATCGAAACAGGCTATGAAGCAACGTGGTCAGAGTCAAAAGGATACCCAAGGACAGTAACTTTTCATGAAGGCAGATTATATTTTGGCGGATCAAAAACTAGGCCTAATAGTATTTTTGCTTCGAGGGTAGCTAGGTTTTTTGATTTTAATCCTGGTGAAGGATTAGACGATGATGCTATAGACGTAACACTTGCGACTGACAGCACCAACGCAATCACAGGAATGTTTTCAGGTAGAGACTTACAAGTTTTTACAAAAGGCGGAGAGTTTTTCTTACCTCAGTCTACACTTGACCCTATAACCCCTAGCAACGTGGTTGTTAATGGCGCAACTAGAAGGGGATCGCTAGAAGGCATCAAGCCTGTAGGAGCTGAAAGCGGCACGCTATTTGTGCAACGTGCTGGTAAATCATTAAGAGAATTTTTATTTAGTGACGTTGAGCTTTCTTATATTTCAAACAACATATCTTTGCTGTCTTCTCATTTGTTAAAATCTCCTATAGACATGGCTTTAAGAAAAGCTACGTCAACTACAGATGGCGATTTGTTATTGTTAATTAATGGCACCGACGGATCTCTTGCAACCTATTCTATTTTAAGAGGACAAAACGTTATTGCCCCTAGTCTTTCAACTACTGGAGCTAGCGGAGAGTTTCAAAGGGTAGCGGTTGATGTTGACCAAATATATTTTGTTGTTAAAAGAACAATAAACGGCGGCACTAAATATTATATAGAGTGTTTCAACGATGACGACACCACGGACAGCTGTATTTTATTTTCTGGAGGCACTAAACCTAGCTCGACGAGCCTTTCTGGTCTTTCGCATCTTGAAGGGCAAACAGTAAAAGTTGTTGTAGATGACGAAATGCAGTCAGACAAAACAGTAAGCTCTGGCGCTATAACGTTAGATTCTGTTCCTACTACATACGTAGAGGTCGGAATAAATTACACTCCTACAATAAAAACAATGCCGCTTGAACTAAAGTTACCTAGCGGGAATACTGTAGGTCAAAAGAAAAGAATTATAGAAGCAACGGCTTTGATGTATCTTTCGCAAAACTTATCGTTGAACGGTAATGATTTTGCATTTACTAGCGGTGAATTTTATACGGGCAAGAAAAGAAGAAAACCTATGCTGGGTTATGACAGAGAAGGACAAATGACTTTTTCTCAAACTGAGCCTTTGTTTTTTACTTTACTTGGAGTTGAATACAAGGTTAGCGTAGGACAATAGAATGAATCCTTTTGCAATATTAGCGGTAGTGGCAGCGGTTGGTAAAGCCTATGCTACATATCAAGCTGGTATGGCGCAAAAAGCGTATTACGATGCACAAGCCGATCAATCTAGACTTAAATATAAATCAGAAGAAATAGAAGCTAAAGAGCAAGGAGTAAAGGCTTTAGAAGAAAGTAATAAAATGTTATCAACTATCATAGCTAAAGGTGCGTCTAGCGGGTTTCTTGTAAGCGAAGGAACTAACAAGTTGGCACAAATAATTACAGTCAAATCTGGTGTAGAAGATTTTAATACAGCAACTCTTAACCAAGAAATTATACAAAACTTAGGATTAATAGAGTTTGGTAATTTAAAAGCAGCAGGAAAATCAGCAGCAAAAGCTGGAATTTATAAAGCTTTATTTTCTCTTGGAGCAGACATAGGTACGGTAGGTGCAACAGGAGGCCTTACTCCCAAATCATCCCCAGAAACAGGAAGTATAACAGGGAGCAATAGTTAGTGGCTAGAAAAATTAATAGGGGAGGTTTGATAAAATCGGTAAACATTCCTAGTTTACAAGGCACGGGTACGCAGTTTCAAGTGCAAGCCCAAACGTTTACACAACTAGAACAAGATTTAGATGGCATGTTTAACTTTGCTGTCAAAGAACTAGATGAAGATATGCAAGAAGAAGGACTTAAATTTGCTGTCGATAATCCAATATCTACCGCTGATTATCTAAACGCAAACCCAGAAGAAAGAGCCAACATGTTAGATGGCGATGACTTTACAACTTATGGCAAAAAAGTAAAAGCTGTACAAGCAAACATATTAGCAACAGATCTTGCTGTAAAAGCAGAAGGTCAGTTAAATGGTCTAAAGGCCGAAGCTTTGGTAAACGATAAACCTTTAGAGCTTGTAGAGTTACAATTTAATGCTTTAGTAAATGGCTATGTAGATGCTCTTGCTGATGTAGACGCAGAAACGGCTGTCGTTTTAAAAAGCAAACTAGCAACTACTTCAGCTGCTAAATATTCGACAATATTAGATGCAAGGGTTAAAGACCATAAAAGAATTACAAAATCTAGATATATGAAATACTCACAAGATAAAATTAATAACATAGGAGAAATGCTCGAAGGAACATATTTTAGTCAAATACTAGATGAAAACGGAGACGTGCAAAACATATCTGTTGATGAAAAATATGAAAATTTAAAAAGCATTTATATAAGTGAAATAGAAAAATATTTTACACCAGAAGAACTAAAGTCTTTTGTTAACAATTTAGATGCAGGTTATAAAAAAGCTAAGAAGAATAAAATTTTTCAAGAACATTTAGAGTCTGATCGTAACCTGGATAGTCCAGAAAGTGTTAACAAAAAAGTAAATAGATTACTTCGTGAAGATTTTGGATCAGACATAAGTACAAAACTTATGTACGACACGTTGAGTTTTGAAGAAAAACAAGATTTAAAAAAACAAGCTAGAGAATACAGACAAACTTTTATAAAAGACGCAGAGGATAAAGTAAAAGCAGATGACGCTATATTAGCAGACACTATTGATAATCTTGAAACAGACTATGCAACAGCAGCAGTAGACAACGACAGAGAATCTGCACAAAATTCTATAAACACAATGTTTAAAATTGATCCTAAAAGAGCAAAAGAAATGGAAGGCAAATTTGCTAAAGACCAAGACAACGAAGTATTTTTAAGACCTGATGTAAAAGCGTTTTTAGATCAAGATTTATTTAACGGAACGCTTAGAGTGGACCTTGTAAGAAAGTTAGAAAGAGATAAAGTTATCGGATCTAAGACAGCAAACGAGTATATAAAAGGCATTGCTACAGGAAGAAAAGCTAAAATAACAACTATAAACAACATAGCAAAAAGAAGGTTTGGTATTGATGATACAGGCAAATCGGTAAGAACAGATGCAAGCACAAGAACATATGAAAAAATTATGGAACAAATTTATACTTTTGCAGATGATAATCCTGAACTTGGAGCAGAAGAGATAAAACAAGAATACAATAGAATTGCTGTAGATCTTGTAGCTCAAGAAGAAAAAGATACTGATTTAAAAAACAACGCTGATGAGCTTATTAAAGACGAAGGCTTACTTAAAGATCTTAATTCGTGGAAAAATTATTTTAGACAGTTTGGCGGACAAGGCTTAACTGAATTAGAAAATGTAAAAGATATAAAAACATTGCTCAGTACAGAAGAAGGCACACAACAAGTGCTAAGAGAATTAGAAGAAATAAGAGATCTTGCAAAAAGCGGCAACCTAGAGAATCAGATTGTAGAAGAAGGACTTATCTTTGATACTAGCTTGATTGAGTTTATTCCAGGCGGAAATGTAGATGTAAATCAATACATAGACGCTATTCACTCTTTAAGAGAACGTTTAATTATTTTGGGTAATTAAGATGAATGAAATAGACAAAGCATTTATAGATTACATTGGCACAAGAGATAGCGATGATTACACGTTAAGCACTCAAGGTTATATCTTAAAAGATAATTCAAAACTAAAAGCTATTATGCAAGTAGAAAATCCAGACCTTATGATGGACAGATCAGCCTTGTTTGAAATGCAAAAAGATAAAGAAGCTGAAGATGATACTAGAAGCACTATAGTAGACATCGGTATAGGATCTGCAAGAGGTGGAGCAAAGTTAATTCAAGGAGCTGGTCAACTAATTTTTGCAGGGCTAGTAGAAGCAGGTATTGCAGATGAAGAGAATTTTAAAAAATACAACGACGCTTACAATAAAATTTATGATCATATAGGAGATACGCAAGGTCTTCCAGGTGGTTTAGCAGAAGGCCTTATTCAATACGGTATACCAGGTATTGGTTATTACAATATGTTTAACAGAATTAGACCAACCGTTATGAGAGCGTTAGCAGCTGAAGCAGCTACGGTAGGAACTGTACAGGTGCAAGGAGATCCAAACTTAGCAACGTTTTTTAAAGATTTATTTGCTTTGTCTGAAGAAAATGCAAACAATTTGGCTCAAACAACCTTTGTATATCTTGCAACACCAAACAAAGATTTAACAGCTCACAATGTGTTTGAGGATAAATTCAAATCAATAATAACAGATTCACCTCTTGCTGGGTTAGTAGAGGTTGCTCTTCCTTTATTTAGATCTTTTGCTAATAAAAAAACATCAACACCAGAAGATTTAAAACTAATTACTTATAACAAAAAAGAATTATTAGAATATGAAAGAAAAGCAGAGATACCAGAAAATCCTTTCTTAAAAAATAAAACTACTAAACCTTCAGAGGTAGTGGTTAGTATGCAACAAGTCTTAGACGGAATGACAAAAGCTAAGAGTGGTAAGGATTGGTACATTAGACACAAACCTAAGATAAAAGACTTGTTTGGAGATGATGCAGATCTGTTTGAAGAGATAGTGGCAATCACGTCACAAAACACTAGCGTAGATGAGAACATATCTAAGGCGCTAAAAGTCTATGAGTATTTTAAAGAATACGGAACTTTTGCTAATGCAAGATCAGCGGCAGATATTGGAGATGCAGCTAGAACGGTAGATGACTTACCTTTAGTGCCTGCTGTAGTAGATAATCTAAAAAGACTCGAAGGAGTCATGGATGCAAAAACTGGTGAGATTGCATCTAAAAAAGCTCTAAGAGAAAGAATGGGCCTTCCTAAAACTACAACAAGCTTCGGGATAGAAACTTATTTTGGTGGCAATAAGATACCAGATTTTGTAGAAGCTATGAGAACAGGTACAGATGATGAGGTTGTAGTAGATAGACATATGCTGCAATATTTCTTCGGTTTTGGAAGTAAAGCAGAAAAAGCAGCCAAACCTGTAGACATAGTAACTGTAAAACAAATGATTACAGAAGCTTCTAATGAACTAGGGTTTACTCCAAAAGAAGGACAGGCAGCTATATGGGCTTACAATCAAATGATTCCAAGGGGCGGAAAAACAAATATTAAAGACTTAAACGAGGTAAGAGATTATGCAAAGGTACTCAACGAACGAGCAGACGAAATCGAACAATTCGTCAACAAGCTTCAAGACATTGAAGGACAGGGCGAGAGCCTACAGGCTGGGAGCAGAACTGATCCTACAGTTATCGAAGATGCAAAACAAGCAACAGACCTAGTAAAGACTCAAGTAAGCGGACAACTTTATAATTTTATAAGAAAAAACCCAGACGGATTTACAAACTCCATAGATGGCAAGCCTAGTCCTATTACTGGCTATAGCGTAGCTCCATTAAAATCGTTAGAGATTGTTAAAGATTCTAAAGAGTTTTCCTATAAAGACGCACAAGACCTAGTTAAAAACATATTTGAGCTAAATGAAGGCTATGATAAGATGGGTTTGAAGACTAGAGTACATGCTGGCGGATGGCTAAATGAAGATGACGGCAAATATTACTTAGATGCTGTTGTTGTAACCGACTCGCTAGACGAAGCTTTGGCCATTGCAAAAGCTGGAGATCAAATAGCTGTTGCAGACTTAGGGGCCGCTAATAGCGGTAGATATGACGAAATAGAGATAAAGACTGAAGATGGCATCAACAAACTCAAAGAAAGTGGATCTTACAGAGATAAGCTCTTCGATGACACAGGATCAAGCCTTAAAAAACTTGATAGCAACATTGAAGAAACAAGGGTTCAAAATAACGGGGGAGCCGACTGATGGCAATAATCAATCCGACACCAAACCAAACTCCACCGAAGCTACAGAATAATACAGAAGAATTTGTTCAAGATGTATTTGATCAAGCTGAACCTGACATTGTAGATGAAAGCACGCTAGATCTAGAAGAAGATCCTGTTGTCATAGATGAATCACAAGACAACATTGAAGATGAACAGCTAGCTTTTAGACCACCAAAAAAACCTACTCTAAGGGGAAAGAAAGATGAAGATTTATCAAATGAAGAGTTGCGTCTCAAACAACAAGAAGAACTACAGCCAGAAATAAAAAAAGATTTCATAGTAGAAGAAGATACTGGCAACGTAATATTTAAAGATTTTTCAGAAGATGAAGTAAAATCAGTAAACAACTTTTTTGATGATGTGGGAATGTCTGACATAGACGGAACTCAAACAAAATCATTACAAACTCTTTTTAACAGCATAGATGAAGCAATGGGAACTCAAGGTTTTAGCGATGCTATAAACAAAACTTTTGCAAAACAGTTAGATGAAATAGCAACAAGCTCAAAAATGACTGTTGATGAAATGATGAAACAAGCTGCCTCTATAGGCAGAAACGATGTATATCAATATATGTTAAGGAACAAACCTCCTTATGATAACAAAATGTTATTAAGAGGGATTGTTGAAACCAAACTTTTATATACAAGATTAAGTGCTTTAGCAAAAGAAGCTATACAAGGTAAAGGCAATATTTCAAAAGAAAAACAATTACATTTTTATCAAACGCTAAGATTATTTGGAACTATGTATAGTAGAACCGCAGGAGACGTTACCATGTCAGCTAGAAAATTAGCTAGCTTAAAATACGTTGATAAACCAGATACAGATTTTTCAGAAGATTTTGTAGAATTTTTAGGAAAACAAGCAAGGCTAGGAGACTCTAAAGAATTTTTTCAAATAGCTAGCAGCTTTTTATCATTGAAACCTTATCAGGCTGGCAAGTTTGCAAACGATGGATTTGTAAAAAGACTAGGAGATGCTTGGTCTGAAGTTTGGGTAAACTCTCTTTTATCATCTCCTATAACTCACGTTGTTAATAACGTAGCAAACTTTGGATTTAATGTTTTAAGAGTTGGAGAACAAGCTGTTGCAGCATCAATAAATAAAATACCAGGCCTGTCTGCAAAAGACGGCGTTCAATTTAACGAGGTATTAGCTACTATTCGTGCTATAAAACAGGGCCACAGATTAGGTACTGCTAATATGAAAAATGCATTCAATACAGGTGATGCCGCTACTACAAAATTAGATTTAAGAAGACCAAACGCTTTTGGCAAAAGGCTACTCCCAGAAAAATATAGAGATAACTTTGTTGGTACAGCGCTAGAATATATGGGATCTTATTTTAGGCTGCCAGGAAGATTTTTGGTAGCAGAAGATGAGTATGCAAAAGGGATTTTATATAAAATGGAAATTTATAAAATAGCACAAAGAAACGCAAATGAAGTTTTAAACAATGGTGGGACTAAAGAAGCGGCACAAGACGCTTATACAAAAACAGTAACTAACCCCAATAACGATACAGTAAATCTTGCAAAACAAAACATGGAAGAAGGCACTTTTCAAGGAGATCTTCCAGACGGTATTTTAAAAAAAATACAAAGCTCAATTAATCACCCAACAATGCGAGTGTTCGTTCCTTTTTACAAAACAATTACAAATATATTTTTAGAAACATCTAAACGTAACCCAGCTCTTGCAGCTTTTATGCCTAGCGTTTACAAGGATATAGCAAAACCAGGGGCCGCAAGACAACTTGCGCTTGCTAAATTATCAGTAGGGACTACCCTAATGTACAATTTTGGCAGTTTTGCTTATGGGGCTAATATAAATGATGATGTTTTTATAACAGGCCATGCTCCTTACAATAGAGCAGAAAGAGATGCTTTTTTTAGAAAAGGTATGCTGCCTTATTCTTTCAATATAAAACAAAAAGACGGAAATTATAAAGCTGTTAGTTATGCTAGGTTTGAGCCTATATCTGCATTACTTGCTATATCAGCTGATACGGCCTATGCAATGTCAAGACCAGATCAATTCGGTGATAGCACAAATTCTGCAAATATGTTAAATCTTGCCAGCTCTTCTTTGGAAGCTATCTACCCTTATATTAGCTCACAACCTTTTATGACAGCTGTATCTGAATTAGGAAAGACATTAGAGTCTTCTGGAGCAAACGATCCTTCAGGGGTTGGGGCAAGAATATTAGCGCAACTTACAGAACAAGTAGGAAGAGCAACGGTTGGAGTTTTCATGGAAGCTGGCCCTACTGGAACCTTCAATAATTATTTAACTAAAATGCAAGATGCTACTATATATGACAAAACCTTTACAGAAGATCAAAGGGAAAGCGCTAAAGATAATATGTTTTTTAGTTTATTTATAGACGAAGAACAATATGAGTTACCTTTAGCTATTAGAAAATTTTATCAAGTTTACAACAACGCAACCATAAGAAGCCCCTTCTATAATAACAATTTAAAACCTAGATTAAACTTGTGGGGAGAAGATATGAAAGGCCCAGAAGGGGGAGTCATATCTCCTTTTAAAGTACAAAATGAAAGATACAACAAGGTAGACGATAAACTTTTACAGCTAGGTTTGGGGCTTTCTATGCCAAGAGCTACTATAGCTGGCATAGCATTGTCTAGCGATCAATACCATGATTACTTAACTTTCTTGAATGATGATAGCAAAGACATGGGCAATATAACTATGTTAGATGAAATGGAAGAAGAAATAGATCGTAAAGGCTTCGATGATCTATTACCTAAAGATCAAATAGATGATTTAAACAGCATATTGTCGGATAGGAAATCTGTAGCAAAACAAATGATACTAGAGAAATATCCAGAATTAAATGCTAGAATTGAAGAAATAAAAGAGCAAATAATGCTCAGAGGTAGAAGAGAATAATGGCTACATTTGCAATAAATGCAACGGCTAGAAGAACCCAGTTTACGTCTACTGGCCAAACATCTTATGCCTTTAACTTTCAAGTTAATGCTACAAGCGAAATACAGGTATTTAAGAATGATACTCTGCAAAGCCTTAGTACACATTATACCATAACTTTAGCCTCTAATGGAACAGGGACAGTCGCTTTTGGTTCAAGCCATACACCATCTAGCGGAGATATTATAACGATAATAGGTAGCCTAGCCTTATCTCGTACCACTACTTTTAATTCGTCTTCTGCTATTACGACTACTAATTTAGATACAGAATTTGATAACATTATTATGAGGCAGCAACAACTCAAAGAAATAACAGACAGATCTATACAGCTAAAACCTAGCACCCCAAGGACTGTCACAGGCACAGGAACCAGCGGGCCACTACAATTTCCATATGATGGGACAGCTTCAAATAATGTAAACAGAATTGTAAAGTTTGACAGCAACGGAACTGCACTAGAACTTGGATCTACTACTACAAATATTGACACTTTAGCAGCCAAAGCAACTGAGATTGGACGACTAGGAACTTCGGATGCTGTTGCTGATATGGCCCTCCTTGGTACATCTGACGTTATTGCTGATATGGCTTTACTAGCAACTTCATCAAACATAGCGGCTATGGCGTTACTTGGTACATCAGACGCAATTTCAGACCTTAATACATTAGCAACATCTGATATTGTATCTGACCTTAATACGCTAGCGACTTCAGACATAGTTTCTGATATTAACACGCTGGCAACGTCCGACATCGTATCTGATATTAACACATTAGCTACGTCTGACGTGGTCTCTGACCTTAACACTTTGGCAACGAGCGATATTGTATCAGACATTAATACGTTGGCAACGAGCGATATAGTTTCAGACCTCAACACTTTAGCTACATCAGATTTTGTTTCTGACTTAAACACGCTAGCTACGTCGACTAATGTAACTAATATAGCAACTGTAGCTGGTAGTATTTCTGACTTAAATAGTTTTGCTAGTATTTATCGTACAGGTTCTAGCGACCCATCATCTTCACTCGATGAGGGTGATTTATTTTATAACTCAAATTCTAACTTATTAAAGTTTTACAATGGTTCAGCTTGGGTATCTATATCAGATGCTTCTAGTTTAATTACAGTAGCTGATGAATCGACAGATACAAGCTGTAATGTATTATTTACAACAGGTGCTTCAGGTAACCTTGCACCTAAATCAGGAACAAATTTAACATTTAATTCAAACACAGGTTTATTAACAAGTACATTATTAGCAAGTACAGGACTTAATGTCGATGGTGATGCAACTTTTACAGGTGATAATTATAATGTTGTTTGGGATAAATCAGCAAACTCTTTAAAGTTTCCAGATAATGCAAAAGCAGTATTCGGAGCCGTACCTGACTTAAGCATTTATCATGATGGTAGTAACTCTGT